AGAGATGTCTCTCAGGTCTTTAGTATCTGACCTTTATCTGCGAATGCTCAAGGCATTCATGGTGGCGATTTTATTATTATCGCCGTTTCTAATAGCTTTGTGCACCTGTGTGGCGCCGATTGTTGCTAGTGTGTCACTGGCAACCTGGTGCGGGCTCATGCCTGCACAGTTTTCTATCCTCCTGCTGTCTTGCCCACTGCTGGCTGTGTGGTTGTTGCACAGTTGGTGTGCTAGGTCACTAAAGTGGGAGAAGTGGCTGATAGAGGAATATGGACAGGAGGAGGCCCTGTGGTGGGCCATGGTCCCTGCTGATGAAGATTCGTTGTGGAGGTCTCCCTCCACACTGTTTGCCCATGCCATTTGGTGGAACGGTCACGACACGTCCGCCAAGTGGGTGGGCGAATTCTTCGCACGAATTGGCGCACCAGAGTGGGTGATGGAAGCCGGCTCCAAGGGCGTGATCAAGTGTGGGTCCATTCTATGGTCTAAATGGATTCTCTTTGTGGATTCCACTGGGTTTGCGGACATGTCGGCCGTCACTCTGTTGGTGGCGATCATCTGTGTGCTGTGGACGACTTGCCGTCGTTGCGGCACACTTTTCAACCGGCTCGTGTGGTGGTGCTGGTTGTGTGCCGCCATCCTGTGGTATGTGCCCATGCCGGTGTTCGCCGAGGGAGTGATCCGGTGTGTGCGGTTCATCGTGGCCACACAAACCCAAGACATCAATGGCAACAACCTTGCTTTGCAGTGGCTAGGATACCGTCTGACTAGCTGGGTTGTCATGGCTGCCGCCATGTCTCGTGCTGTCAATAGTGAATTTGACCGCTACCATAGTGCCAGGGTGTCCGGTGCATCAACACGCTTGGTGGCTCACTTCCGGTCATTCTCCATAACAGCAGTGAAGTTCATTGATTCCATGGCTTTGCCGCATTTTGTGCGCAATCGCATGCATTTTGCTCCTTCTATGGAGCAATTGATGGATTCGAAGCAGAAGATGGCTGACCTGGGTTGGCCCATTAATGTCAATGAAGCCACCCCTGCTGATGTGGCGGTTGCAGGCCAGACCTTCAAAGAATGGCTCATCGGTGGTACTGACTTCGCCACCGGCATCCGCCAGCTCAAGCTGGTGATTGACAAAGATCTATTGGCAATCAGGGGCGCCGCAGAGGAATTTCGTCGCACTGAGAGCTACCAGTCTGTCGAGAATGAACTAGACGCCACGTCTAGGTACTTTAGTGAAGTGGAAACTAATTTCCCACCACCGCCCATTGATGACGTGTGGGAAGTTGTCAAGCCCATATTCAAGGCTTCGCAGTTGACTCCGTTCAACTACATCATCAAGATGTGGGAGAAGAAGTACGCTTTGGGTGCCTTTATGAGGGATCCCACACACATGTGGCGAAAGTACAAACGCCGTGATTTCATCCGTGATGCTGGTGGCTATGCGCCTTTCAAAGCTCTGTGGAGGCACACCTTCTACTGGGCTTCACAAATCTTCCCCGTGGCACATGTGTCTCCCAAGGGAGAAGCATTGCCGCCTAGTAAATGGATGAATGACAAGATTCGCACAGTGATTGGGTCACCAATCACTCAGTATATTTTGTCCACAGTGTTTAACTATGGGCCCAACCATCGTTTTGCGTGGGACAGCACCCCTATCAAGGTGGGCATGCCGTTGAATGGGTATCATTTGACCGACATATGGAAAAGGCATGCTCGTTGCCAAATACATGTGGAAGCAGATTGCAAGCAGTTCGACTCCACCATTGGGGGGCCAATTACTCACTGTGTTAAAGAGGTCCGTAAGAGGGGCTTCGAGACACACAAGGACAGGCTTGCTATTAGCGACTTGATTGACGTCAATTATGATCAGGTGCTCCGCCAGTCTTTGAACATGACGTCTACTGGCAACATATATCGTAAGGGCACTGGCCTCACGACTGGCCATTCATCCACGTCAATGGATAATAGCTTGGCCTTGGTCGTGGCTTATATGATGGCATGGAAAGATCTCACAGGTCTGTCAGCCCGTGAGTTCTTGCATTATAATGAACTGTCTTGTTATGGCGATGACCATTTTCTGTCAATCTTGCAGTTCAGGCCACCGGTCTGGACGCCACGGAATATCCGCAAGACTATGTCCACTTATGGTTTGACCAACAACATGGAAGTCAAGAAATTGTATGATGTCAGTTTCTTGCACAAGCACGCCGCCCCGGCTACTCATGCTGATATGTCAGACATGCGTGCATTGGGTATTAAGGACGTGCACTTCCTGGTGTGGCATGACAAGAAACGGTTGGTGGGCAAGTTGACTGCCACCGTCAAGTCCTTACAGCCGACATACCGCGTCCAGCGGCTGTTGTCGTATTTGACTTTGTGTGCTCACCACCGTGACGTGTATCAGGGCATAGTGGATGTACTGAGATCTTCTCAGGTGTTGAGCAAGGTGATGGCCAATAACAAGTTGTCCATTCCTTCTTATGCATCCATTATGCGCCAGTGGTACTCGCCAAGCCGGCAGACACAGCCGTGGAGGGAGTTCAGCGAAAGTGTCGAAGAATTTGAAAATATTGGAGCATACGTGCAGATCGGCCATGTATCCATAGTGGACTCATTGTTGGGGTCTTTATCTATGGTGCCTGACCTGGTCAATCCTGTTATTTTCAATTACGG